TATAGACAATGATGCTTGTACTTTCTCTAATTCATCTAACTTCCAATACTCTGGCCATACCGGTTCTCCTGATGGCATAATCGCCGGGAACTCTATAATCTCCCATTGATCAGACTTAACTTCTTTTTGTGCATTTAATAATTTTGCTGTTAGATCTTTTAATGACCAACGAGTCATAACTAAGATTATAGTTCCACCTGGCTGCAAACGTTGACGAGGACCAGATGTATACCATTCATATGCTTTCTCTAAAGCATCCGCGTTCATCGCATCTTGTTCAGAATGTGGGTCGTCAATGATTAGAAGATCTGCACCACGACCAGTAATAGCTGAGCCAACACCGGCAGCATAGTATTCACCACCTTGTTCCGTTTCCCATTTACCCGCGGCCTGCGAATCTTCTCTTAGTCTAGTTTTAAAAATTTCTTGATACTCTTGACTATCAATTAATGTTTTAGCTTTTCTACCAAACCTTACAGCTAATTCAGTAGTGTGGGTCGTTTGTATAATTTTAAGATCTGGCTTTCTACCTATCATCCAAGCAGGTAGCATGTTAGATGCAAATTCTGATTTAGTATGTCTAGGAGGCATATTAATGATCATTCTTTTAATTTTGCCTTCTGCAATTTTATTAAATTTTTCTGCTATGATTTTATGATGGGACCCCTCTATAAATTCTGGCCAAACATGCTTAACAAAAGACAAGAAATCAGATTTGACCTGGGACCCCTTTTTCTTTTCCGCTAACTTAATAGCGTACTTCATGTACTGGCGCCTCGCGTCTGGCGGTAATTTTTTTATTTCTTCTATGTTCATATGGGACCCAAAATGAATTTATAGCGTGTTTAAGAGTAAATCAAGGCATAAAGGCTAATCTGTTGGGACCCCTTTTTTATATGTGGGCAATGGGGGTGCGACACAACCTGTGATTGTATATGTGATTGGTACCTCTATTGGCCTCCCGCAGGGAGGACACACAGGTCGGCGCCGAAGGCGCCGACCCATTTTGGACGTGTTGTTTTTGCAACACGTCCATTATTATATTGACACTATATCTAGTCTAGTAAAACCATATATGCCTTGGCATTATGTTTCATAAACCAATCTAGATTCTTCCTCATCTTATTCCAGTACTTACTAGCACCCGATCCTAGTTCCTTGTCCTCAAGAGTGGCGACAGCCTCATAGTAAAATATCTCATCGTGTTTCTGCGCCTCCTCTTTTGTTAGTTCAATAGATTCACCTGTGAATCTATTTCGTCTTGTATAATCGCCGTTGTCTTTCCACTTCGGCGTTGTATCTGTCTGTGTTTTCATAGTCTTATATTATCCCATATAAATATTATTGTCAATCCCTAATGTTATTAGTTATCCACGATTCGAGGAACCTTGATCTTGCCTCGTCATATCCCTCGTTCCAAGGTAAGCTATATTCTTCTGTCTGTTGCCAAGCCGTCCAAGGTCCTTGTTCCGTTGCCTTTCTACTTCGTTTCCCTTGTTCGCCAATAGCTGTTAGTATTCTATCTTTGTACATTTGGAAGTATTCGTGCAAACAACCTTGACTACAAAACATACCAAAGTAACCTCTTGCAGTTCTAGTTACATAATAGGGTTGGGGCGATTTTTTCGCCCTTATCCTATCAGTAGTATTATTGTAATGACATAATCTATTCTGACAATATTGGGTCATACTATATTATTTATCAATACTACTAATGCTAGTATGACAACCCCTATTGTAAATAGTCCTAGTGCTATTGTATATCCTGATATCATTTAGCCCTCACACTTATTAAGACAAGTACGATTATTGCTATCATAAAAGTAATTTCAATCATATTGCCTCTACTCTAAATGGGTTTTTAGCCATTCGCCATTTATTGCCGTTTGCGTCTGGTTCTGCGTGTTTATCCCAATAAATAAAACATATCTGACCTTTGCTAGATAAAAAACATTTTCCAGTTATGTCTGTGTTTGGTTTTGTCCAGTAGCCATATCTTTCTATAAACTTCTGATGTTTGTCTGCATAGTAAGTTATTTTAAAGCTACTTGGTATTTTGCTTAATTGTGTTTCGTGTGTCATATATCCTTTCTGTTTATATGGGATATTATACTATATCCCATATAATAAGTCAAGCTTTAATTTGCTTGTCCTTGTCTTTCTGCCATAGCTTTTTTATACATAGCGATTTTATCTTCTCTACTTATGGTTGTCTTATTCATACCCTTAACTCTATCTGCCAAGTTCTTTGGATTGTATATAACCAAGCCAGTAGAATTAACTCTTATAATTTCTGCGTCTGAAATATTGCAACCAAGTTCGTTGGCTAGTTCAATACCCTCGTCAAGATATTTATAAGACTTCAATCCCATTTTGATTTCTTTCATTTGGTTTTGTAGAGTTTCAATCCATTTTTCGTGGCATTGAATTAACTGACCTTTAGCACCTTGCCATTTCATAAAGATTTCAAATTCTTGTGGTGTACAATCAATTTGTCTATCTCTACAATACTCACGACCAATAAGATCAATCTCAAAGTCTTTATTCCACTCACTAACTTTTCTGTTTGTCTTGTCGCTATCTTCGTCGCCGTAATGACTAAAACCAAGATACTTGTCGTTAGCTTGTTTTACTTTAGTCCAATGTGGATTGCTTTCTTTACCTTTCATCTTGATATTGATGTCTGGGTCGCAACCCTCTTGTCCTTTTAGTTCATCTCTAAAGTAAGCATATGCGAAAGAGTGCTTGTCGTCGCAACTATTACGACCATAATCTTGACGATCAATTCCGTCAACACTTGCACCTAGTCTAAAGTCAAAATGTTTTGTAAATCTGTGATCTTCCATTTCGCCTTTGTCATTTTCTTTCTTGCCATTGAACCCAAAATGAAAACAACTATCTTTAGCAATAGTATTTACATTTTGAAATTTGTTTTGTAAGTACCAAGCTTTCTCTATATCATCTGGGGTATAAGTCCTATGTATAACCTCTTTGGCTAATAGCCAAGTCTGGTCTTGTATAGGTTTTAATTGTTCTCTTGCCTCAAAATATTTTTGCTTTTCTTCACAATCATTTTGAGTAAGAATACTCTCAATACGATTACCAATCTTGTTTCGGTATTCGTGATTTAGTCTTATTCGTGCCATAAAAATATTTTCCTTTCTGTTAGTTTTATTATTTTTATACTTGACAGATTATCCCATAATGATTATATTGTCAATATGAAAGAAAATAATAATTATACTTGTCCAATTTGTACAGAGTTTACTTCTTATGATGAATGGGCAAAGCCACAGATTGCTTGTATAAATTGTGGGGCTGAAGAATGAGTTATTCTTTTTGGATTGTAGCATTAATAATTGTCCATATTGGGTTTTTATTTATGTGTCCTTGGGAATAAATTTGCAAGCTGGCAGGACTGCTATTGCGAAAGCGTAGCTATACGTATGGGTTGCAATGTAACAGGATGATAATGTCCCTCCGGTGAGCGCTTGGGAGAGGGATCGCCCACACAGTACCTCCAGCTTCAAACTTGAGCCCTGATCCATAGGGTTACAGACACCTTAACAGGTTGTTCTAAAAGATCGATCTTACTTATGGATCTGGGGTCAAGTAACTGCGGACATACTAGTTCGATCCGTAACATACTCGACCGGGGCTAAGTGACGACATTCAATTGTCTGAAAAAAACACGCTTGGCCCAAGCTACAAGCCACAAGCTTGACACAATTAAATGATAAAGGAAAAACATTATGAAAGAAGAAACAATAACACTAAAAGTAAAAGGAGCTAACGCTGGCCAGGTACAGGCACTGTGCATAGACATGGCCATCAGCTTAGAGCCTTGGAACAAACTTGTAAAAATGAAAATTTTTAAAGGTAAGAAAAGCTTCAAGCTGCAGGCGCCACGCCTGAGGCTGGTCGACTACGTTAAGCATAAGAAGGAAAAAAAATGAAAGAATCACCAATGAGCGAAGAGTTTCATGATTGGCTGGACAGCTGCCCTGTGCAATGGTTCAGGGGAGAAGTAACTAAGGATCATGTAACTTATACATTTGAAACGCCGGAGGAAGATGATTCATAAGTCACTTGCTGTCATGAACGCGGAGCGAGCAACTCGAAGAGTTGCGAGCTCTGCAAAAAAAAAGAAGCCTAAAGCTACAAGCTACAAGCAGCAGGCAGCAGGCCATAATCTGGCCACAGAAATAGTTTTTAATCCACCAATAAAAAAGAAAGGATAATATGAAAGTATCAGAAGCAGAGAAGATTACAGGCGGCCTGAGCAAACCATCTAAGATGCCAGGGTTTAGTTATAATTTGCCCGCATACAAATGCAAGACAGGCGCTAAGCTGGTCAAGGTGCCTGGCAGCACATGCGCCGGCTGTTACGCCCTGAAGGGGAGATATAGATTCAAGAATGTTCGCGACGCGATGGACCGGAGGCTGGAGAGCTTAGAGCATCCGCAATGGGTCCAGGCGATGGCGATACAAATCAACAGCAGGCTGAAGCATGGCCATGGCTGGTTCCGTTGGCATGACTCCGGGGACCTACAGAGTGAAGAGCACCTGTTAAAGATCTTCGAGGTATGCAATCTAACCTCAGGCGTCAAGCACTGGCTGCCGACACGTGAAGCGCAATTTTTAAAATTAATAGATCCTGCCGAAGTTCCGCCAAACTTAACAATTAGATTCAGTTCGCACATGATTGGCCAGCGTCCTGTTGGTTGGTTCCCGTGGACCAGTACAGTGGGAGAGCCAGGAGCTGCCGCAGCAGCTGGCCGGCTATGCCCTGCATCCAAACAAGATAACAAGTGCCAGAGCTGTAGAGCATGCTGGGACAGGAAGGTGAGCAACGTCGAATATGTCAAACACTAATAAATACGAAAGCATAATACGTAAGTTACATGAAGAGTGGGCCGTGAAGAACGGTTACCGGCTGGGAGCTGCAAGCAAAGTTGATACCGACAGGCTGCACGCGATCAATTCTGAGCGTTTCGTGGAAAGCGCCAAGCCACAAGCTACAAGCGTCAAGCGTCAGGCTTCAAGCTAAGCAACAAGCGTTCAATGTGGGACCAGTCATCAAGCGCCAAGCAGCGAGCTTCGCGGTGATCAGTCAGCAAGCCTAGGACCGCGGCACTCTCATAAAGTTTTATGGACAGAGGAGCGAGGGTCTTGAGCAAGATAAAATTCCGTTTCGGACGAGTTAAATGAAATAGTTTTTGGTGTGGTGAAAATGACACTTTAGGTGTTTTAGTTACCTTAAGCTCAACCATAAAAAAACCACAATTATCATTGTATCCCAATAGGTCTGGGACGCCTGGGGAGGCCCAAGACTCTAGTCTAGTCCAGGAAATGTTGGGGGTATTTTGGCGTAGTGAACGCCATAGTTTCGACTCTTCTTTCATCGTACACACCTTTGATTACTTGTTTAACAACAAGGCTTGTGCCGTCAAAAGATTTATCTCCTGATCCACCAATTATACCAAGTATTATTAACAATATTTTCATAGTTGCTATGTACGTTAGATTACGATATATGTCAATCATTATGGGTGTACCTAAAAAACTATCGGAAAGACAGATAAAATTCGCAGAAATGCTAGTATATAACGAAGGTCGTAAGAGTCCTGCCGAATGTGCAAGAGAAGCTGGCTATACATCAAGGCCTAGACAAGCAGCATCAGAACTACGTAACCCTAGAATCAGTCCTTTGGTTGTCAAATACATAGGAGAGTTAAGAGCAGAAGTGCAAGAAAAGTATGGTGTAAATTTTGAAAAGCATATTACAGAACTAGCAAGAATCAGAGACGAAGCTAGAAAGAAAGGTGCTTGGAGTGCAGCAACAAATGCAGAAGTTGCTAGAGGTAAAGCTGCTGGATTGTATGTAGATCAAAAGATAATCAAGTATGGTAATCTAGATCAATTAACTGAAGAAGAACTAGAATTAAAAATGAAAACTATTTTAGATGATCACAAACTTATTACAGTTGAACCTTTGTCATCTGAAGAATTACCCCTCGAGGAAAAACATTCCGATCAGAAAAAACCTCATCATCCTGATCATACGAACTAAAAGTCCAAACAAACTTTTTAGTTTTTTTATATAAATAAGCTTGTGAGATCATAGTAGCACATTGAAACTTATCAAACTCTTCTGGTGTGTTATGACCTGCATCGCCGGTGATGTCTAACCACTTAATAGAATAGAAATAGTATTTTTTCTTTCCTATCTTTGCAAATTTATATTTGGATTTTTTTCTTCGCTTTGGCATATCTCTATATAAGGGAGATTTTGACCCCTATAAAGTTTTTTTTAAAAACAAAAATACCCTCGCGCGCGGGATAGACCCTCTAGAATTGTTGTATACCAATGCTTATTTGACCTCTTGGTAGACACCCTCTAGAAGTGTTGATATAAGCCACTTATTTTCTACCACCACCACCGCGGCTACTGAAGTTTACTTTAAAAAAAAACTTATACCCCCAAAGTTTCTCTTATGGTGGTAAAAAGTGTTGCATAAATACAACACTGTTGCATAAATGTCACTAGCAACGCCTAGATGTTGCTAGCAACGCCCGGACGTTGCTACTCAGGCATCTCAATTAACTCACCGAATCCATAGGACATTCCAGTAGCAACGCCATACATTGCTATTATATTTTCCGGGTCTATGGGTGATATGGTTGAGAGGGTTGAGCTGTCAGGGAGCTATTAACTCCCCGACAGTTTCCACGACAGATAGGACGTTGGAAACTTTTAAGATTTATTGAATGTTGGCGATTTTATGGCAATTTTGTGGCCATTATCTGACTTAATTACTACCATTACTGATGTATCGCCTATAACTGTAGACTCTAGCACTTCCATACGCCTTATTTGTGCCAAAGTTCCATCCTCTAATTCCATATAAACTTTTGCATTACTGACAGCATTACCTTTTTTACCATCAGTAAATTTATCTAGATATTCTTGTAGATGTTTAACAAACATCTTTTCTTAGCTCCTTATATATTGCCTTCCAACCATCAACACTTAATCCCGGTGGATTACCTTTTAACAATTTAAATATAAGTGGATAATTTATCATAATCCAAGCGTACATTTTTTCATTTTTTGTCATTATTTCTTACCTTTAAAAAATAGTTTTAGAAACTCCATATACGCTTTGCCTCCGTTATACTCATCTTCTTTGTTTTCTGGCATAGGTACATCTGCATTTCTATACTCTTCTTCTCTTGTCATTGGTATTGGTTTCTCTTTGTCTTCCATTAATGTAATACTTCCTCATTATCTGGACCATCTGTAGGTTGTTGACCTAACTCTAAAAATATCTTCCAATCACCTCTTCTTGCAAATCCACAACTATCAAACACAGCAGCTGCTTCATCTCCATCTTTACAATTAACAAATAACATTATGTTTAACACTGTATTGTGAAACATATAAACTGTTCCTTTGTCTTCTCTGTCTACATTTTTGTACATATTACTAATATGTTTTTCTATGTTTTTTATCTTTTTTGTTTTCTTTCTCATATTATTTAGGTTCCTTTCCTTTTATGCCAGTAGATATAAAATTACCATGCTTATTTGTATACTCTACATGATATGTTTTTTTATGATCTAATTTAGCTTTTAGTTTTTTAAGAGACATAGCTTCCATTTCTATAGCTTCACCAACGTCAGCAATATCTTTTTGGTTTGTTGTTTTTAACTCTCGTACTTTGTATGTATATCTCATATTTACCTTTCTACTTATTAATATAGGAATTTCT